GTTATGACTTCTACAAAACTGACTGGAAGTACTTGAACGACGCTTCATTAAGAGGTGGTATCGTTGGTGGAGCTATCAATGGTGTATTAGTTCCAGCTGGATCTACTACAGTATACGATCAGGTTCTTGGTAAAAACGCTAAACGTCCATTCTTACACGTACGTTACAGAGCTTCTGAGACAGAAGACAGACGTTACAAGACTTGGATCACAGGTTCTGCAGGTGGAGCACAAACTTCTAGCTTAGATGCAATGGAAGTTCACTTCTTATCTGAAAGAGCTTTATGTACATTAGGAGCAAATAACTTCTTCTTGTTCACAAACTAGAATACCTTAATAGGGGACACGGCGATTATCGCCGTGTTCTCTTATTTTAATAAATTAAATCACATCAAATGAAAAATCAAGCAGTACCAGTAGATAAGATCTACATTCTAAAGGGAGATACAACTCCACTTACTTACATGTTGTCATCAAGAAACACACGTAGAGCACCTCTACTTCACTTCGATGGAACATCAAATAGGGCATTAAGATATGCCGTAAATCAAAAAACACCATTCGAGGAAGAGCAGGACGGAAACTCTATACTAGAGCCAATTGTTTTTGTTGATGGGGCACTAGTTGTTCCTAAAACAAATCCAGTATTACAGTACTTCTTGTCTCTACATCCAGGATATGGACAAGTCTTCGAAGAGGTTAACAATGAGAAGAACGCCGTAAGCGATGTTGAACACTTTAATGCAGAACTAGACGCTCAGATAGCAGCTAGAGACTTAAATGTTGAGATGCTAGAGGCAGTAGCCAGAGTTTTATTAGGGGCTAACATCGAGAAGATGTCCACAGCAGAGCTTAAGAGAGACGTTTTTGTTTACGCAAAGTCGTATCCAACAGACTTCTTGAGTATGCTTAACGACCCTATGTTAAAGCTACAAAATACCTGCGCTAAGTTCTTTGAGTATAATGTAATCGTTATGAAGAATAAGGATAGAGACATTTACTTTAACTTACCACAGAATAAAAAGAAGGTTCTAACCGTCCCATATGGGGAGGATAAAAATTATATACTGGCGTCATACCTTCAGACAGACGAAGGGATCGAGGTCCTCAAGTTATTAGAAAATCACGTAAAGTAATTGAAATTAAACACTCCAAAATAAGGGGTGTTTTTTTTTGCTATCTTTGTAAAAAGTTTTTAAGAATGATAGACTCAGTAAGAAACACAGTCCTGGCTGCTGTAAATAAAAATAATTTTGGATACATAACCCCAGATGACTTTAATTTATATGCTAAGCAGGCACAGATAGATATATTTGAAGATTATTTTTACCAGTACAACACGTGGATAAATAAGATGAACAATAGGCAGTCTGGTACTGGATATGCGGACATGGTTAAACTTGTAGAGGAGGTCATAGACAGCCTATCTTCTACAGCAACACTTGATCCACTTGGGTTAGGTTCAAATATATTCGAGCTTCCTGAGGACTACTACTACTCAAACACAATTAGATACGGATCAAAGGAGATAGACAGGCTGTCACACGACAAGGTATTAAACCTGCTTTCGTCTAACCTAACGTCACCATCTAAGTCATATCCAGCCTACACTCAGGAGGGAAACTATATTACAGTGTACCCAGATACAATCACATCTAATGTTAAGTCTCAGTACATAAGAATACCAAAGGATCCTAAGTGGACATATATAATGGTAAACGGGGCTCCTATATTTAATCAAAATAGTGACTACCAAGACTTTGAGCTTCCTCTTACTGACGAGCCTCTACTAGTGGCAAAGATATTAAAGTACGCTGGCCTGTCTATTAGAGAGGGTGATGTGTACCAATTTGGCACTAACGAGCAGAATAGTAATAAACAAATACAAGGATAATAATGGCATACTTAACTGGTTATCAGTACTATGAAAATTCTGGAGGGAATCCAGAGGGAGAGAACTGGGGTTCGTACCAGTACCTATCTCTAGAGGATATTGTAAATAACTTTATGTTGATGTATGTTGGTAACGACAAGTTAATAAATAACGTGTCAAGATATAATGTACTGTTCCACGCAAAGAGAGGTATTCAAGAGATAAATTACGATGCACTTAAGGAGATAAAGGTTCTTGAGATAAGCATATGTGACGACCTTAAGTTTGTTCTTCCAGATAACTATGTAAACTACGTAAGGATCTCTTTATATAAGGACGGCATACTTCGTCCACTTACAGAGAATATACAGACAAACTATAGTAACAGTTACCTACAGGACAACAACTGTAGAATTTTATTTGATCAGGATGGTGATATCTTAGAGGGTACGTCTATTATGGACAACGATAGGATAACTAACCAACAGAAGACTATGTATCCTGGATCTGGTCCATTTAGTGGCAGAGAAGGTTTCAATTACAATGGAATGTGGTACTTCGACTACCCAGTAGGTGCTAGGTTTGGTCTTAATACAGAAACAGCTAATATTAATCCTACATACAGAATTGATAAGAAGTCTGGAGTTATAAACTTTGGATCTGGAATGGCTGGAGAGCTATGTATTATTGAGTACGTGTCAGATGGTATGGAGAACGGTGACGACTCTAGCGTAAGTGTAAACAAGATGGCAGAGGAGTTCATATACGCTTACATTAAGTACCAGATACTTAACTCTAAGTTCGGTGTTCAGGAGTATGTTGTGCAGAGAGCTAAGAAGGAGAAGACCGCTATACTAAGGAATACTAGAATAAGAATTGGAAATATTCACCCAGGCAGACTTCTTATGAATATGAGAGGTAAAGATAAATGGATTAAATAGATATGGCAGATGCACTAAATACAGCTGAGGCATTATTCTATGCTGGTAAAATGAATAAGGATCTTGACGAGAGATTTATTAAACCAGGTGAATATATTGACGCTTTAAATATAAGAATTGGATCATCAGAACTTGGAGCCTCTAGCAACTCAGACTTAGGAAGTGCTGGTGCTATAGAGAACTCTAAGGGTAATACTCTATTAACAAACTTACAACACATAAGTAGCGACGCTAGGTGTATAGGCGCGTACGAGGATAGTTCAAACGAGACTATATACTGGTTTGTAACATCCACAGATGCTGACCTTGTCTTGTCATACAACACAAACTATAGTACTTATAATTACCACCTAATATCTCTATCATCAAATCCTATTTTAAAATTCGATAAGGATTACCTTATAAACGGTATTAATAAGATTGACGACTTATTGTTTTGGACGGACAACTTGAATCCTCCAAGGAGAATTAATGTAAATAGCAGCTACACTACATTTGATGAGAGTGACATATCTGTTATAGTTGCTCCACCTATGAGTGCTCCAGAAGTTTCGTTATATGACTCTGGAGGAGATGAGAACTATGTTCTAGAAAAATTTCTATCTTTTTCGTATAGGTACAAGTATGACAATGGAGAGTACAGTGCTCTTTCTCAGTTTTCAGACATAGCATTTGAGCCAAAACAGTTTGATTTAGATTATAATAATTTTGAAAACTTAGGAATGACAAATTCTTTTAATTCAATAATTATAAAGTTTAATACTGGTCCAAGACAGGTTGTAGGTATAGACGTATGCTTTAAATCTTCAGACTCAAATATAATAAATGTAATAGAAAAGTTTGATAAGAAAAAAGAAGATTGGCTTGACAATAAACCAACGTCACTTGTATTTACAAATAGAAAGATATATACTGTACTTTTAGAGAGTGAGTTGTTGAGATTATATGATAATGTCCCTAGGACAGCAAAGGCTCAGACATCTATTGGAAATAGGATAATGTATGGGAACTACGTGGATGGATACGATGTAGGTCAGGTAAACTATTCACTAGATGTTGTAAGCACATATGCATCAGAAGACACGGTAAATGTTACATATAGTAATGGAATTCTATATACAATAGATACGACTAAAAATATTCCGTTATCTATGTTAAACATAGATCTTACAGGTAAGAGTTTAAAAAAAGATTTTGTATTAATAATTAATTTTGAAATTATACATGACTCGTACTCTGGAAATCCTGCGTTTAATACTACTGAATCTCCAGGTCCAGGTTCTGCAAATAACTTTTCATATTCGTTTATTTTTGTATTGTCAAAAGACTATAGCTCTGTATTTGAGATGGCTACAAGTCAGGAGTTTATAGATGCAGTATCAACTCATAAGCCATACGCTGATGCAACTAAAGGGAACTCTCTAACAGATGTGTATAACAGGGATAAAGTTGGAAAACCAGGTGACGGAACATATCCTCAGTGGGACGATATAGATAGTGGAATAACATCGATAGGAGGGGCGTTCTTAATAGATGCTACACCAGGTAGCAATATAATTGGGATACAGTGCCCTGCTGTTCAATTTAAAACAGAGTTTCCAACTGGGACTTTTTTATATGCGTATCAGTACTTTAAGAATTCAGTTACAGATGCTTTTTTTACCAAATTAGGAGCTAAGAGAAGTTTACACAGTAATAGAGATTACGAGCTTGCAATTGTGTATATGGATAATTATCTAAGAAGTTCTACAGCTCTTGTTGATACAAATAACACAGTATATATAGGTCCTAATAATTCAGACTCTATAAATAATATTAGGGCTACAATATATAGCCGCCCTCCTGATTGGGCTACAAAATACAAGTTCGTTCTAAAGCAGTCTGTGTCTTCTTATGAGACCATTTACTCAGGATTGTTTTATCCTGATACTGCAGAAGAGATATGGTTTAAATTAGAGGGTGAGAATAGACAGAAGGTAGTTGAAAATCAAACGCTTATAGTTAAGTCTGACACAAATGGTATTGTTAACAATCTTATTGAGACAACTGTTTTAGGTCTTGTATCTCAGCCTAATAATTTTATAATCGGAAATAAGAATGAGGGTGGTTCAGAGATAATTGAGCCTTCAGGATTGTATATGAAACTTAGACCGTCAGGTTTTTCTGCAGAGTATGATCCTGACTCATTTAGATGGCCTGGACGTATAGCTAATAGAAATTACGTTCAGTATTACTTTGATGAGTTAAATCCAGAATTTAAACCACTTATAGCCGTATCTCCAACAAATAGACAGTATAGACCATTTGTAATTCCTGCTGGAAGTCAGATATCTTTTTACGTTCATGCGGATAGAAACAGAAGAGGAAGCAGTTGTGATAGTTATTTTTATACATACTCAAAAAACTTCGTGTCAGGAAACAACTACGACAATATGTTCGACTGGTTTAATGCAGAGGGACCTAATCTGAATGAGATGACTCAAGGTGGCGGAGAAGGATCTCTTGGTGATCCAGTTGTCAGTACAACATTTTTAGGATGGTCAGAATCTTTAAATGATTTAAGTGGAAATTTTGTAAATAATTTTTTATTTCAGGCAGAGAATGCAGACACTGGAGACATAGAAATAGATAAATACGGACTTACTTATGAACAGGGAAGGCTTAGGTTTGTTGCAACAACAGGAATGCCTGGATGTAGTAGTCCAAATAAAAGAAGGTCTATGGTTAATGTAGATATAAAGGTTCAGACGGCAGCTGGAGTTTTAATATTTGAGACTAAAGCAGAGCCTTCAAACGGTGAGATATACTTTGAGAACAGTCAGAGCTTTGATATAGTTGATGGGTATCACATGAGTGGAAATAGAGATAATGATCAGAATCAGACTGAGTCTCAGAATGCGATTATAGACTTAGAATTCTTTAACTGTTTCTCATTTGGAAATGGAGTTGAGAGTTATAAGATAAAAGACACTCTAACTGGAGCTCCATTCTACTTAGGTAGCAGGGTTACTGCAGTATCTCAGGAAGACTTTAAGGAGGCTCACAGGTACGCTGGTATTACCTATAGCGGTATATATAATGCAGAGACAAACTTAAACAAACTTAATGAGTTCAATCTAGCACTTGTGAACTGGAAGGACTGCGAGAAGTCGTTTGGACCAATTAATGTGATGCATGCAAGACAGACAGATGTGCTTGTGCTTCAAGAGGATAAGGTATCAAATGTGTTAGTTGGTAAGAACTTACTGTCTGATGCAGCTGGTGGTGGAGCAATAACAGCTACGCCAGAGGTTCTTGGAACTCAGATAGCAAGGATAGAGGAGTACGGAATAAGTGGAAACCCAGAGAGCTTTGTTGTGTACGGATATGATTCTTACTTCACTGACACAAAGAGGAATGTGGTTCTTAACTTAAAGGGAGACGACTTAATTCCTATATCTAGTTATGGAATGAACAACTGGTTTAGGAACCAGTTCAAAGGTAGATTTGGAACTCAAAATATAGGAGGATACGACCCTTATATGAAGGAGTACGTGCTAACTCTTAGTGACAATAAATTACCATCTGAACCTATACTATATAACTGTGGAACAACAATATCTCAAGAGAATGTATCAACTCCATTATTTTTTAATGTTGAGGTTGGAAATTTAATAGGAGATGTTGTACTTGATTATAACTTCTCTTCTGGATCGTCTCATATAATTGTAAGATATAACGGATCTATAGTAATAGATCACACTATGACTGGAAGTGGGTCATACTCTTTTTATAAAACACTAATAGACCTATCTATAATAGAGGTTGAGATGTCTCCTGTAGACGCTACATATAGTTTACTATTTAACTGTGCTGAATCTGAAGAGATTACTGTAGTTAGAGTTGTATTGAATTCCGTTGATGACATAGGTAAGACAATACATAATAACTATAACTGGACTCTTGGATCTCATACTAGCGTAAATAACACTGACTTTATAATAATGGAGAGCGATACTGTTTCTCTATACGATGCGGATACAGCGATGGCATCTTTTGGACCTATACCTGCGTTTGGAAGTACAGTTAAGATGAGCTCTAATAAACTAATTGACGACACGTTTGTATTTGACAACAACAACTTTAAGTATCTAGTGTCTGACACTCTATACTCAGAGAGTGAGATTGACTTATTAAAGTATGAGTTAGACGTGGCTATTCCAGTATTAAATCCTTCAACTGGAAACTATGAGGCCAGCTTTACATATGATAATCCAAATAGATATAAATATCTGTACCTTGTGTGGGATTATATGATAAGTACACCTTTAGATCTGTGTTATAACGAATTGTCCTCGTTTGAGGCGTGTATTGATTGTGTAACATGTCCTAATTGTATACCAGGAACAGACATAGTTATTGGAACTCAAACATGGACAGGTTGTAACTTAAATGTAGATACATATCGAGATGGAACCACAATACCTCAAGTAACCGACCCTACACAGTGGCAAAACTTAACTACAGGCGCATGGTGTTATTATGCAAATAATTCAGACAATGGACCTATTTATGGTAAACTTTATAACTTTTATGCAGTAGCAGGTATTGATGGTAGTGGAACACCAAGAAGTTTAGCTCCAGTAGGGTATCACGTTCCTTCAAAATCTGAATTTGATACTTTAGTAACCTATTTAGGCGGAGAAAGTTTAGCTGGAGGAAAAATGAAAGAACCTAATTTATGTCATTGGTCAACACCTAATAGTTTGTTAACGCCATATAGTGGTTTTGCAGCACTTCCAGGAGGTTATAGAAACAATGTTGCTGGAACATTTCAAACTCTTGGAACTTCTGCAAGTTTGTGGAGTTCATCAGAGAGTTCTACAAATCCAACTCAAAATGGTTTGAGTATTATTTTAAGTTACAATAATACTACTGTTTTTAATACGCAAGACACTAAACAAAGAGGTTTCTCAGTAAGATTAATAAAAGATTTATAATATGATTGTATATATAGACTCGGCAAGTTTTTCAAATGCAACTTCAGTATTCCTAGATGAGTTGCTAACTATTATAGCACCAGACGGGTACTACTCTGATGGATCGTACTATAGAAAACAAGTAGGTGGTAACTTAATAGATCTGCTTCCATGTGTTGGTATAGACACTGTGTCTATAACTGCTGTTACTGAAACTACAGCAACCTTTAATGGAAATCTTATAAACAATGGTGGAGATGTTAACGCGGTTAGAGGATTCGTTTACGGAACAAGTACGAATCCAACTACTTCTAATAGTGTAATAACAGATACTGTAATAGGTCAGGGAACCTACTCGTTAAACGTGACTGGACTAACAACTGGAGTTACGTACTACGTTAGGGCGTATACTATAGTGTTTGGAGAGACAATATATGGGGATGAGTTAAGTTTTACATACGATGCTTGTACTGAATATACAATAGGTCAAACAGCGTTAGGTGGAATAATAGCATATATTTTAGAACCTGGAGATCCAGGATATGAGAACGGTGTTTGCCATGGACTTGTTGTAACGACAACAGATGTTTCAACAAGTGCGCTATGGGGATGTGAACCAACAGAAATTTTAGGAGCAGATGGAACAGCACTAGGAACAGGAAAACAAAACACCATATCTATAATGGCTGGTTGTCCTACTGCTGGTATTGCAGCTAGACTTTGTGGAAACTTAATAGAAGGTGGATATAGTGATTGGTTTTTACCAAGCAAAGATGAGTTAAATAAAGTTTGGTTAAACAGAGTTGCAATTGGAGGTCTTTCTATTTTTGAATATTGGACTTCTAGTGAGTACAGCAATTTTCAGGCATGGTTTCAGTCATTTGCTAGTGGAGGAACAATGAACTTTGCTTCTAAGTCAAATCTCTTTAGAGTTCGTGCTGTTAGAACTTTTTAATACTAATAATATAACAATATGGCAAACACACTAGCATACAGCGACTCGTCTCAGGGGTGGACATCATTCTTCTCTTACATACCAGAGAAGATAATAGGAATGAACAGTTACCTATATACATTTAAGGGCGGTAACCTGTACAGGCACAACACAAACGAGCTTAGAAATAATTTCTATGGGGAGCAGTATACTTCAAAGGTTGCTGGAGTGTTCAACTTGGATCCTACATCTGTTAAGAACTTTAACACGTTCTCTACAGATAATGACACCCCATGGGACTGCACGTTCTACACAGACCTGTCTAAGGGACACATACTTTCCTCTCAGTTTGTTGAGAAGGAGGGCGGATACTTTGCGTACATAAGGAGTTCTTCAAATAGTAACGACTTAAGGTTGAGGTCATCTCAAGGTATTGGTGTTCCAGTGTCTGTTGATTCGTCTAATACATCTGCTGTTGTAGTCACGTTCTCAGGAAATATAGGGAGCATAATCAGTACCAGAAGTCCTTTAATAGATGGTGGTACTGGAGGTAGCGAGATATACGCTGGTACGATAGTATCTAATGCAGTTACATCTACTAGATTTATAGGTGTTGTAACGGCAAGAACTGCTAAGTCAATAACGATAGATACCACAGTTTTTATTGTGGTAGACGGGGTTAATGTTTACGGCAGTCTTCCACTTGTAACTGATATGGTCTTGTACACACAAAATATGGATGCTGAGTCTTATGGAATGAGGGGATACTTCATGCAGTTTGAACTAGAGAATACAGCAACTGGTAGGATACAGCTGTACAATGTGCAGTCAAGTATTTTCAAAAGTAATCCTTAAAAATTCACTACCTTTGCAGTATGTATATACGAAAGTTAGAGCATAGCGACTACGACGATATATTATCTAAGTGGTGGAAGGACTGGAGATGGTCAGCACCTCCTAGGGATTTCTTGCCAGAGGATGCTACAGGTGGCCTAATTATATATGACGGAGAGGTTCCAGTTTGCGCTGGATTTGTCTACATGACAAACTCTAAGGTTGGATGGGTTGAGTTTGTGGTCTCGAATAGAGACTACAGAAATAAAGATAACAGGAAACTGTATATATCAACTCTTATTAACTCACTAGGTAATATACTAAAGAACGTAGGAGCAAAGTACACGTACGTGTCTCTAAAGAACGAGAGTCTAATAAAAATATACGAGGAACTTGGATACGTAAAAGGATCCAAGGGGTGTTTAGAAATGATAAAACAATTATAGAATGGCAGTAGTAACAGGAACAGTTATAGCAGCAGTAGGAACAGCAGCCTCAATAGGGATGAACCTATCGGCAGCGGCCAAGCAGTCAAAAGCTCAGTCTGCAGCAGAACAGGCAGCGGCAGATGCTGCAGCAAAGGCAGAGTCAGAGTACCAGAGAGAGTTTGCAGGTGGCGTACAGTTACCAATGGAGGCGTACCAACAGGCTGGAAGAGAGGGCACTGCACAGCAGATGCAGGCACTACAGGCACTACAGGAGTCTGACACACGATCACTTGCTGCTGGTGTTGGTAAGGTTCAGGCAGCAGCCACAGAGGCTCAGACTGGAATCACAGAGCAGATGAGACAAGACTTGTTCTCATTAGAGTCTGCTCAGATGCAAGAAAAGATGTCTAATAGGGACCAGATAGCTAGGATGAATGAGGAACGTGCTATGGGAGCACAGAAAGCTGCGGCAGACGCAGAGGCAGCTAAGACAGCTGCCATCACAAGTGCTGTATCTGGAGTTACTAGTCTGGCTGGTCAGGTTGTACAAGCAGCTCCTTTGTTTAAAAAAGGACCTAAAGAGACTTTCTCTGCTTCTGAACTAACTGCAGCTGGATTTAAGTCTCAAAAAGCTCCAGTTGCAATTAGTGGTGCTGGTACTATTAGAACTCCAGGAGTTTCATCTTTTAGTTCTGTAGAAAACCCAATGGCATATCAATATCCTGATTTGACTAGTGGTTTTGATTTATCATCATTAAAAACACCTACAAGATAAATGGAATACTACGGATATAAAGACAGAGGCGAGGCAGGTAACCCAATAGTTGACTGGGGTAAGATTGCAAGCGACCTTACAGCTAATCTAACAAAGATTGAAGAGGGTAGAGAGGCAAAGCGTAAGGAGATCGACGAGGTTACTCAGGGATTTGTTGACGAGATAGGTAAGGTTGACTTTGGTCATAGCCAGTCTATGGGTACGTTTATACAGGACTCGGCCAACTCTACAAAGCAGTACACACTGTTACAACAGAAACTTCTGAAGCAGGGAAAGATAGACCCTAACCAGTACAAGATGAACCTTCAGAATCAGAAGGACTCCTGGAATTCGTTTACAAATGTGACTAAGAACTGGAACTCTAACTACGACAGGTTCGTGGACATGCAGGCCAAGGGATTGGTTGGACAGCAGGCCGCTGATCAGATGGAGTTGTTAGGTAACATGCAGAACTTTCAGAACAAGAAGTCATTCATTGACCCAGCAAGTGGTAACCTATACGTTGCTGAGTATGACAAGAATGGTAATATAGATACCACAAAGTTTCAACCACAGAGCGCAACAGGTATGTTCAAGATAATGGGAGATATTCCTGTAAAGGTGAACGTGACCGCTGAGGTTGCTAAGAATAGCAAGATAGCAGAGTTCAAGAAGATGACTGCTGGAATGATGGTTTCTGATCCTACAGCAAGACCAGAGTACACGAAAATGGCAGACCAGATCGCTAACAGTGTACTGTCTACAGATAGGGCAATTGGAAGCGTACTGATGGACACTGTGGGTGGATATACGACAACATATCAGCCAGACCCTAGTAAGTATTCGGCTGAAGAAAAGGAAGCCGCTAAGGCAGGAAAATTGATAGTTTACAAGAGGGACGGAACTGGGAACTACAACCCAGGTGACTTTACTCCAGCACAGATGGAAGAGGCTAAGAAGGCTGTCAAGGACAACCTAAGGTCACAACTTGGATACGAGGCAGAGCCTGTCAAGACTACAGGTGGTGGTGGAAGAGGTGGAGAAAAGGGACTTACAGAATCGCAAAGATTGGCTCTGGAGGCTAAACGACCTCAACTTGGAGATGTTCTACCAATAAAGGATACAGCAAATAGAATTGTTGGAGCACAGTTAGGTATTCAAAACGTACCTATAAAGAGAGGTCCTGGAGTTGTAGATGAGATAACTAAACTACAGATTAGAAATGGTAAGTTACAGATGGACTATATAACGTATGAGGGTTCAGAGTCTATTACTGAAGATAACTATAGAGAGACTGTAAAGAAACAAACAAGCCATACAATAGGTCAAGATAACCCTGCGTTTTCTACTAAGTTAAGAGCTACAGGATTTAATTCAGCAACTGAGGCTAGAAACTATCTTAAGAGTCAGTCAGGATTAGTTGACTTGAGGAAGGGTGCTGCTCCTAAAAAATATGATGCTACTCAAGAAAAAGCAATATCTATAGCAATTAAAAATAACCCAGGTTACACAAGAGAAGAAATAATTAAAGCGTTAAATTTATAATTTATGCCAGATAAAAGAAAACCCTTAGATCTAAGTGGAGCAAATCAAATTTTAAGTAGTAAAAGACCTGCTCTAGACTTATCTGGTGCACAAGATATATTAAAAAAAAAAGTAGATTCAAAGCCTCGTTCTCAAGAGGAACTGTGGGGATCCAATTCTCAACCTCAAGATCTGTATACTTCTTTGGTTACAGGCGCACAGGAACCTCAACAGGAATCGGATGGTTTAGGTGGACCACCTAAAATGAAAACCTTTACTGGACTTACACCTGAAGAACAAAAAACTCTTCAGACTAAACCTGCTATAAAAGTTTCAAAGTCTGTAGAACTAATAAATAAAAGACTAAAACTACAGAACGAATTATCTAAGACAAAAGTAACTCCAGAAAATCAAGATGAAATATCTAGAAAAACAGACGAACTGTCTTCTATAGTAAAGGAACAAGATAAAATAAGTAAGACTAGACTTTCTGAGTTAGAACAACAATTTAAGAGTTCTAGAGATGAAAACTCCGCAAATGCTGAAGCTGAAGAAAGGTTAAACAATCTTATAACAAACACTGGTGTTTGGAATAACGTAAAGTCAACATCAATAGACGTATACAATAGCGTTGTAGATGAGTTATCTGCACTCACAGATGAGGTTGGAATTAAAGAATTAAAGGCAGACACTGATCCTCTATCAGAAGAAAAAAATAAAGTTGTAAAGGATGCCTTAAAGAAAAAAATAAGATTAAATGAAAATCAAATAAACGAGGAAGCTAAAAAACTTTACAAAGATAAGCAGGTAGAATCTATAGAGACTGACAGAATAAACTCGTTTTTAGATAATTTAGATGATGAGGATAAGAACCTGTTAAAACAAGATAGATACAATAGATCTGTTCACCTACAGGAAGACAATGTAAAACAAGAAAAAATAATAAATGCTTACGAGGTAGTCGGAAATAAAAAAATAAAAGAGTACCAAGATATAGAGAATGAACTTCTTAAGTTTAAATCTCAAAACAAGGAACTTCCTAAGGAGTTGTATGACTCATATAT